CGCAGCCGATCCCATTCATTGCTAGCTTTTTCCGCCTCCTGGCGCTGCTTGAGCTTACGATCTTCCTCGGCGCGTGCCTTGCCCTGAGCGGCAGCGCGATCCCGCTCAACCTTGAGCGTCGCTTCGGCCGAGTCGATCTCAGCCTGATACCGCGCGACGATGGCCTTGTTGACTGGCAAACCACTCATGCGGCCGAGGTAGTTGTTCCGCTCGGCTATCGCATCGCGCAGGCGCGCTTCGGCATCATCGCGACCGACGCTCTTGATCGAGTCCCAGACGCGAGAAATGGTATTGCCTACGCCGATCCACGCCTTCTCCAGCCAACCGGCGCGCTCCTGGGCTTGCTGGACGCGCTGCTCGTGGACGCGGGCGAACTCTTCGACGGCCACGCGCGTGGCGTCCTCGGCGCGGCCCTGGTCTTCGAGCGCCTTGACGTGATCGTAGACCTCGGCGGTCAGAAAGTGGTACTGCTCGTTGAGCTTGAGCAGCATCTCCGATGGCGATTCGGCCAGCTCGATAATCTTGCCAGTGGTCTCCTCGATGGCCTGCCCGGTCAGCGTGCTGAGGTTGACCGCGGCGCCCATCGCCGCTTCCAATGTCTCGCCGGATAGCTTTCCGGACTGCGCCAGTTGCAGCGCCGCCTTGTCGGCGTCGCCGAATTCACCGGTAGCCTGGCCGACGCGATCGGCCATGTCGGCGAACTGGCCGGCAGTCTGGCCCGCAATGCCGCCGGTGGAGATCAGGGCACGTTCCAGGTTCTGGATTTCTTGATAACCCTTGAAGGCACCGACGGCCACGGTGCCGAGCGCCGCGGCGACCGCGCCGCCGGCGATGGCCACGGGCGAGAGCGCGCCGACCAGGGCACGCGCTGCGGGCGTGATGCCGCCGAACGAATCTTTCAGCTGTCCGCCCTGCTGGATCAGCACCATCATTGGGTTCTGACCGCTGGCCAGGCTCGTCACGATGTCCGTGATCTGCATCGGCAGCTGGCGCATCGCCTGCGCGTTCTGCATCGCCGAATTCGCGGCGACCACGTTGGCGCGCGCCGCATTGGTCGCTGCGACGGCCTGCTTGTTCATTGCCGCCGCGTTGGCATTTGCGGCCGTGGTGCTTTTCGTGTTCGCCGCGGCGGCGGTGCTGGATGCCGTGGCGGTGCTGTTCAGTCCCTTGGCCGCATTCACGCCGGCACCCTCGATCTTGTCGAGCGCAGCGTCGAGCTGGGCGACTTCCTGGGCGGCATCGCCCAGGTCGGCGCTCAAGCGCATAGCGAAGTCGAGGTTCGGGCTGGTCACGTGCTATTCCAGTTCCTTGAGTTGCTGCTTTGCCGATTTACCGCCCGCGAAGGCGGCGTTTGCATCGCTGATGAACGCCCTTCGATTCGCGCGTTGGAGCGACTGCACCTCGGCGAAGAACAGGCCGATCTGGCGCGAGGTCAGCCGGCCGATGTCGTCGGGGGTGCGTCCGAAACCGGCGCCGATGAGGGCGGCGTAGACGCGGCCCCAGCTCGCTGTCTTGCCTCCAGCTTTTCTGCCGCCGCCCGCCCGAGCAGGCGCCGGATAAAAAAACCGGCATTCACCTGCCACCAAGCCATGACCAGGAGATCGCCCTCGACATCGCTCAGGCCCTCGACCCAGGACGGCTCCACGTTGGCGGCCTGCGCCACCATGTCGCGCACCAGGTCGGCGTGCGTGGACAGCAGCTCCGCCAACGACGCAACACTGGGCGGCTGCGAGCCGCGCGCGATCTGCGCGTAAAGATCATCGGCGAAAGGCTTGGCCCAGGCGAGCAGGCGCAGCCCTTCGATGTGTCCGTACTCGCGCACCGTGATCTCACGTCCGGCGAGTGTGAAGGTGCGCGCCGGGTGCAGGATCGACAGTTCGTCCGGCTGCGATGCAGAGGCGCCCGTAGCGGGCGCCTCCTTTCTCTTATGTTCGATCTTGTGGGCCATCGTCAGGCTACCGCCTTCGATAGCAGGCGGGCGAAGCCGCCTTTGCCGTTAGCGTCGACGTTCAGCGGATCGAACAGCAACTCGGCCGAGAACGGCAGTGTGCCGAACTCCTCGTTGATCATCGCGAAGTTCGCCAGCGGCGCGAACTGGGTGCGGAACAGGTCGATCTCCACCGGCACGTTGTACTCGGTGTCGATGCCGTCGAACTGCACGAAGATCTCGGCAGGCTCCTGGGCGAAGAAGTCCATCTTATTGTACCCCGCGTACGAGTAGGCGGCTTTGAACGGCTGGACAAAACTGCCAGGGTTGATGATGTCGACGATGCGCTTGTTGTGGCCAACGAGCGCATAGTTGGCCGCAGGTACCGTCGCCGGCGTGGCGGCCGAGTCGGTTATCACCAGTGCACTGGCATTGGGATGCCCCAGCATCACCTGGTCACCGGCAACCAGGCCGGTGGGGAATGTCTCGGCGCTGGCCGATCCGGCGACAACGGGGACCGAGACGCTGTGCAGCATCAGCGCCAGGTTCTTCAGGCTCCACTCGTCCATCGTCCCGGCGAACGTGCCGCCGCGCTGGGTGTACATGCGCTTGTAGAGACCGCGGTTGCCGCTGAATGACTCGCGCTTCTCTGCTGTCTCGACGGAAATTTCCAACGTTGCTTCCGGCACATTGCCGAGCCAGAACATCGGGCCAGGCTTGCCGGTGGTCGCGTTGCGCGCGCCGGCACGGATGTAACCCTGCAGGGAGAAGAGGTTGCGGTTCACTTGGCACCTTCCTTAGCCGCGACCGGCGCGGCGGGGATGTTGATGATCTGGTTGTCGGCCAGCCACTTCGCGGTGGGCTCGTCGACCTCGAGCTTGTCGCCGGCGGCGTGGTCCTTGCCGGCATGCGTGTGGGGCTTGACCAGGATGATTTCGACCAGCTTGGTCTCGCGTTTCTCGTTCATGGCGTTTTCCCGATGAAGTGTTGGGTGGTGAATGTGTCAGCCCACAGCAACGTGCCGGCGTCGTAGTCGAGGACGTAACCGCGCAGCCAGCGCAGCGGCCTCGCACCGCGAACGCCAGGAGGAAGCCAGCCGATCAAGGCGTCGCGCACGGCACCGATGATCGGCAGGGCATCGTTTACCGCAGGCGCGCCGTGCTGGTAGCGATAGTTCCGCACGGCCAGGACCACGCCGATCTCCACGGCCGCGGCCTGACGCGCATGACCCGCCACCGCGCTGGCGCCGGTGCTGATGCGGGCGCTGTCCTGGGACGCGGAGCGCTCGTTGGTGATCAGGACGAAACCCTCCGGCACACGAAAATCGCGCAGCGCGGTGATGGCCGCGTAGTCGGCGGCACCGCGCACCTGCTGCAGTGCCTGTACCTGCGCGGCGAGCTGCTCGATGACGGGGGTAACGTCGAACGGCATGCTGCTCACGGCAGGAACTTCCGACCGAACACCTTCTTGCCTGGATCGATGCGTACCTCGCCAAGCCCGGTACCTTGCGCAGTGGGGTCTTCGATGCCCAGGCTGAATTTGCCGGCTGCGATCTGCTCCAGGAACTTCAAAGCGTCGCGGTAGTCGCGGACGATGGGATCGCTGGTCTCGGTGCTGAGGCGGTCACCGTGCAGCTTGTAACGCACGATGGCGCGCGCCCAAGTAGTGAGGATTCCCGGCGGGGACGCAAGCGGCAGTGTGTAGCGCTTGCCCAGGTAGCCGTTGATCAGCGCGTCGGCCTCGGTGATGGCCTGGACAATGCGAGCCTTCGCACTGTCCGCCGCCGCGATCTCGATGGCGGTATAGGTACTGCGATTGCCACCGAGCAGCGTCAGCTCCAGCAGCACGGCATTGACCAAGGCGCCATGCTTGTCGCTGGCCACCTGAGCCAGCTCAAGCGCACCTGGCATTTCCGACAGCTGCAGGAGCGTGACGTAGGACATGGCTTACTTCTTTTCCTCGCCCAGCGCAGCGATGCGTGCGTCGATCTCGGCTTGGATGAAGGCGTCCCGCTTCTTGGCTGCCAGGGCATTCCACGCCTTGTTACTCTCCACGCCGCTGCGGGTGAAGGCTGCAGGGACCAGCTCGCCGAGCTGCACCTCGGCCTCGCCGATCTTGACCAGTGCGGGGAACTTGTCGGAGTCGAGCAGGACGCTGTCGTCCTTCTCACCAACCGGCACGACGACCAGGTTCGGTTCGGCCTCGATCTCTTCGAGCTGGCCCTTCTTCAGCTTGGTGGTGTCCAGCTCGACGCCTTCGCGGGTGAACTGGAGGCCGGCGCGACGGAATCCACGCTCGGACTTGGACTTCACGATGATCTTCGACATGGATTGGATTCCTTGTTCGTCATCGGGGGGTGGCGCGGCGCCTGGCACCGCGCCACCCCGTCAGACAC